TGAGATGCAGTTTAAAAGGGAGTTTGGCGCACAATTTATAGATGAAAGTGATGGATATTTTAGATTATCAAAGATGGCTGCTTGCACGATACCAGATGGAGAGTTTCCTGCTGTGGAGGTGGTTGGGAATCCCAGTGATGAATACTTGTTGTCTTTTGACCCAAACTGGGCTGGTAACACAAGTGCCGACCATTTTGCAATGCATGTTTTCAAAATAGATAGAGACGCACAAAAAGTTTGTTTAGTTCATGGTTATGCCATAGCAGGAGTTTCTCTTAAAGAACACATGGAGTATTTCTTATACTTAATAAAACATTTTAATATCGTCGGTATATGCGGTGACTACAATGGAGGTGTTCAGTTTATAAACTCTTGTAACGAAAGTGCTTTGTTTAAAAATGAAAATGTAAAGATTGGAGTTATTGATGTTGATTTAGAGAAACCAGAGAACTGGCATTCAGATATCCTTAGTTTTAAAAATCAATATAACAGAAAAGAAAGAAATTATTGTATCTTAAGAAAACCTACATCAAACTGGATAAGAAATGCCAATGAGATGTTGCAAGCGGCAATAGATCATAAAAGAATACTATTTGCTTCTAGAGCGGTTGATGCCCACTTTGATGAGCAAAGAAAAAAGAATTTGCCAATAGGAAAATTAAAATGGGATGTAAAAGCGCCAAAAGCCTCTAAGGGAGCTATGATGATTGACTTTATTGATCATCAAAAGTATGTGGTTGAACTTACAAAGTCAGAATGTGCTAATATTGAGGTAATAGCTAACCCACAAGGATCACAGTCATTTAATTTACCTCAAAATTTAAGAAGACAAAAAGGACCAAATAGAGCAAGGAAAGACTCTTATTCATCTTTAGTTTTAGGGAATTGGTTTGCAAAAGTATTTTTTGATTCAGAAAATGCCTCTGTAGAACAGAAACCTGAATCAACATTTATTCCATTTGCAATTTAAAAGTTAAAAAGTAACTTTTATAACTTTAGTGTAAACTTTAATATGCCTCGAAAATATACCAAACGATCTGAATACTGGGAGAAGTTCAAAAAAAATGAAGCTCCTATAGAAAATTTATTAAACCCACAGGAAGATTCTTTTAACCCCGAGTTAATTGGTGAACCAATTTTTAGCTCTAGTGAGGCTTCTAGGCTTACTAGCCCAACAGCTAGAACTAAAGCTAGAACTAATGCTGTAGCGACATCTGGAGTAACTAATAAATATGAAAATATAAAAAATGGAATTTTACCATTTAATTATGAAAAAGGTGCGGCAGACGCTAAAGAAGCTGTAGAGCTTTGTCAAAAAGCCTACTTTAATATCTCTTCATTTAGAGGCACTGTCGATCTTTTATCTGAGTTTGCAGATTCAGATCTATATCTTGAGGGAGGCACAGAAAAATCTAAAAAGTTTATTGATGCTTGGTTTAAAAGAATTAGGATGCATAACTTAAAAGAACAATATTTTAGAGAGTATTACAGATCAGGGAATGTTTTCTTTTATAGGGTAGATGGCAAAATTCCCCTAAAAAATTCTCAAAAGATGCTAGAGGCATATGGGGCGAGTGCGCGAAAGGAAATACCTATAAAATATCTGCTCATAAACCCAACAGATATTGCAACTAAGGGTTCCGTATCTTTTAGTGGTTATGAATATTTTAAGGTTTTAACTCCTTTTGAAATTTCTAGACTCCAAAAACCAGAGACAGAACATGAGGTGGAGATGTTCAATTCTTTACCAGAAGATGTTCAAGAAGCTTTGACAAGTGGCAAAAATCAATATGCCATGACGAGGATTCAAATTAAATTAGATCCCCAGTTGCTCCATGTAGTTTTTTCCAAAAAACAAGATTATGAGCCTTTAGCTATTCCTGTTGGGTTTTCTGTATTAGATGACCTTAATAGAAAAATAGAATTAAAAAATATTGATCAGGCAATTAGTAGATCAATTGAAAATGTTGTATTACTTGTGACTATGGGCAATGAGCCTGACAAGGGTGGAGTCAACCACAGAAACTTGGCCGCCATGCAACAAATATTTAAAAATCAAAGCGTTGGTCGAGTTCTTGTATCTGATTATACAACTAAAGCAGACTTCATCATTCCTGATATAAGAAAAGTTGTTGGACCTGAAAAGTATGCAGTAATTAACAAAGACATTGAAGATGGTTTGCAAAATGTTCTTATAGGTGATTCAAAGTATTCTGACGCACAAATGAAAATGAAAGTTTTCTTTCAAAGGTTAGAAGAATCAAGAAGATCTTTCTTACATGATTTTATTAATCCTGAGATTAGAAGAATTTGTAAGGCTGCTGGATTGAGATCATGGCCTGAAGCCAAGTTTGCAAAAACAGATACAATGGATGACTCAAACTTAGCTAAACTTGCTACTAGGTTGATGGAGCTTGGGGTGCTTACTCCAGAACAAGGGATGCAGGTTGTCCATACAGGAGTTTTCCCCGAAAGCAAAGATATGGATTCTGCACAAAGTAAGTTTGTTGCTGACAGAGAAAAAGGCCATTATATGCCACTTGTTAATACAATTAATCTTTACGATGATGATGGTTCTTCACCTCCAACAGAAAAGAAAGAGGAAGAGACTAAGCCAATATCACCATCTGGTGGTAGACCTTTGGGGAGATCTGATGCTTCATATTCTAAGAAAAATATTATAGAAGCAACTAAAAGATTAAATGAATTTGAGTTGTTAGCATTTAAAGAATTTGCCTCTAAGTTTGGTTTAAAGAGAATGTCTAAACAAAAAAAAGAGATGGTTACTCAAGTATGTGAATCTATCGTTATAGCAAAACATGTAGATGAATGGGAGCCTACTTTAACTGAAATAGTAGCTGATTTAGATAAATTAAGTTCTCTAAATGTAAATGCAAAAGTTCTTGAATTAGGTTCTCAGCATCAGTTAGATGATTTATCTTCTGCAATTTTATATCATTCAACTCAAATTTCTGTGTAAGAATGAATATGTCATTGGATGATTTTAAAATTTGTTTGTTTGAAGGCAAAGTAAGAGAGATAAAAGACGAGGAGTTTGAATCATTTGGCCTTTCACAAGGAGCTATCCAACAGGCGGCAGAATCTCTGCTGCCTGAAGGTTTTGACCCAGATCAAAATATCGACGTTTTACCAGTTGTTTTCAACTTAGCAAAAGTTAATGAGTTCAACAAAAATGGCGATGGCATTGATGCAAAAACTGCAATAGCTGCTATAAAACGATTTATTAATAAGCCGATTAACATCGAACACAAAAAAGATAAAATCGTCGGTCATATGATTAATGCGTCCTTCTCTGAACGAGAGTTTGACTTTAAAAATAACGATATTGAATCTTACGCCGACAAAAAAGAACCATTCTATATGAATGCGGCTGGCTTGATTTACAAATCTGTTTATCCAAAATTAGTAGAAGCTATTGAAGATGCTTCAGAAGAAGGTGATGAGTCCTATCAAAGCATATCTACTAGTTGGGAATTAGCATTTAAAGAATTTGAAGTAGCTGTAGGGTCTAAGTTTTTAGAAGATTCTACTATTGCAACAGGTGCCGAAAAAGAAGAACTAAAACAATATGTTAAGGGTTTGGGTGGCAAAGGAGAAGATCCAGATGGCAAGCCTGTTAATAGACTAATTGTTGGGCAAACTTATCCTTTAGGAGCGGCTTTAACAAGAAACCCTGCCGCTGCTGTGAAGGGAGTTTATACAGATAAAGAAAGCTCTGCCGATAAAAAAATAGAAAAAATTTCCCGAAACGCTAATATTAATGTAAAGTCAGACAAATTAAAAAACATTTTTAATATGGATAAAGAACAATTCGACCAACTAATTACGCAGTTATCCAAGAGCGTTGCTTCCGCAGTGAAGGAAGGTTCTGAGGCTAAAACTGTTAACGAGACTATCCGTGATACTCTCGTAGAACACAACGAGTCTTGGACTGCCAAGATGGAAGTTGAAAAGGAAGCTAAAGCAAAAGCTGAAGCAGAGCTTGAAGAACTTAAAAATTCTTACAAGCAGACGAAAGAAGAACTTGATGCGCTTAAGAACGAGGTAGAGGCCAAAGCAGCCGTAGATCTCTTTAATGATCGCATGAACTTTATTGATAGTGATTATGAGCTTAATGAAAAAGAGCTTGCTTTAGTCACCGCAGAAGTAAAGGAACTTGGTTCTTCTGAAGAAGATTTTAATTCCTATAAGGAAAAGCTTGAAGTTATTTTTGCTCATAAACTCACAAAGAACATTGAAGCTCAAGAGGCAGAGATTAAAGCTCGTATTGACGAAGCTGTAGCTAGCCGCGATGAGGACGATGATCCAGAAGAGGAAGAGGAAGCCACTGAAGAAGAGGCTACCGAAGAGCTTGAAGTTGAGGGAGATGAGGCAGAGGCATCTATTCCAAACAATAACGCAGAAGCAAGCGAACAGATTTCTTTTGTCGAGAGACTTAAGAAGAACTTCTCTGTAGAAGTAACAAATTAACAATTAATAAATTAAAAAATAGGAGATAAAAAATGGATTTAAATGCAATCAAGAATCGTCTAAACCAACTTCAAACAACAAATAATAGAACATCGAATCTTTGGAAACCATCACCTGGTACTCAGATAGTTAGGATTGTCCCTTATAAGTTTAACGCGGATAACCCATTTATTGAGTTGTATTTTCATTATGATTTAGGTGGTAAGAATTATCTTTCACCAA